AGTACGGTCAAAGCGGTAATGTTTGGTCTGCTAAAGATTTTTCTAAGTACAAGGATTTCGAAAATTCTGTGTTAGATGTTATTAGTGAAAGCGAAGTGTCCAGCAAATTCCCTTCAGATGTTTGGGAACGTGGCGCTAAAAGTTACACTAAAGAAGTTTTTAAAAAATCTAAATCAAACAAAAAGTAGTACACTCCCTTAATGGGAACTAAACGACGAGTACCACCAGAAGACAAAGCACGCTTCTTCGCCGCCATAGCCGCAGGCTCATCAATCACAGAAGCATCACGCATCGCAGGCGTACACATAAACACAGGCTCACACTGGCTAACAAAATCTAAAGCAGCAAAAGCAAAACTAGACCAAGCCGTCCTCGAAGCAACCCGCACCCGCGGAAACAAAGGCGGCAAACAACACAAAGAATACGAACAAGCATTAGACGAAGCAACCGACCTACCCCCAGCAATACCTTTAACACGTCTATGCCCAGAAGCGCAACGCGGACTACAAGACTTCGACTTCTTTCGCCGCCACTATTTAGGTCGCGTCCCATCACCATGGCAAGTAGAAGCCGCACTAACACTAGTAGACCTACTAGAAAACCCTGAAAAAGAATTCGTAGTCCTAAACGTCCCCCCAGGCGCAGGCAAATCAACCCTATTCCACGATGTAGCAGTATGGGCAATAGTACGCAACCGTGCAATCCGCGTCATGATTGGCTCCATTTCACAAGCAATGGCAAAACAATACTCCCGACGCATCAGAGAAACCCTCGAAAGACCAGCACCAATACAACCCGACCCAGAAATAGTTAAAAAAGGATTAGCAGTAAACGCCGAAGGATGCCTCTCCATCGACTACGGCAGATTTAAACCATCCGACAAAGGTGCTTTGTGGCGTGCAGAAGAATTCGTAGTAGAACAACTAGACGGAAACGGGTTAGACAACAAAGAACCCACCGTCCGCGCATACGGAATCGACTCAGAATACATCGGACACCGAGCAGACCTATGCCTATTCGACGACGTAGCATCCGTAGACAACGCCAGAGAAGGCTCAACACGAGACAAACTGTTAGAAAGATGGGACCAAGTAGCAGAAGCACGAGTAGACCCAGCAGGACTACTAGCAGTAGTCGGACAAAGACTCGGCTCAGGCGACCTATACGCACATTGCTTAGCAAAAATTGCTTACGACATCGACGAAGACAACTACGACGGCACAGACTCCACCACACCCGAATCATTAGCGTCCACAGAACCAACCAAATCATCAAAATACAAACACATTGTTTACAAAGCATATTATTCTGAACTAGACGACGGACCTAAAAGCCGCAAATACAACGCCAAACCATACCCAGAAGGACCACTACTAGACCCGCAACGTCTATCTTGGAAAGATTTATCGTACATCCGTTACAGCAACCCTAAAACATTCAAAATTGTTTACCAACAAGAAGACGACGCCGCCGACACCAACCTAATCAACCGCACATGGATAACAGGCGGACTAGGAAACGACGGTGTTCTATACGCAGGATGCATCGACAACGAAAGACTCCCAGGACAAATCCCAGAAGGACTCGCCCCACCCGTAATCTCAATCATCACAGTCGACCCATCCCCGTCACAGTTCTGGGGCATCCAATGGTGGCTCTACCAGCCGACAACAAACCTCAGATATTTGATAGACGTCGAACGAATCAAACTCACAGCCGAAGAACTCCTCGGATACAACACAACAACCCGCGAATACACAGGCATCCTAGAAGACTGGACCAACCGTGCCTTCCAATACGGCTACCCAGTCTCGCACGTCGTCGTAGAAGTCAACGCAGCCCAACGATTCCTGTTAGCACACGACTTCGTACGCAAATGGCAAACCCGACAAATGGTCAACATCATCCCGCACACCACACACCGCAACAAATTTGACGAAAAACTAGGCATCGAAGCACTACTCCCACCCCTATACAGGTCAGGTGCAGTACGACTACCAACCATGCGCGGCAACTGGAAAACATTAGCCCTCGTCGACGAACTAACCAAATGGACCCCCGACAAAAAAAATGGTACCGACCTTGTAATGGCAAACTGGTTTGCCGAACTACACTTCCCTACAGTCAGCGGAGTAAAACTTCCGCCAAGACAATGGCGCCCATCATGGATGCTAACGTAGTATTGTAGAACAACTACAACCCAACAGGAGTTCCACGCAAAGTGCACACAGTAGAAGAAATCGTCTCGCTATATAACTCCCGCAGAGAATCACAAGGACCAATCCTGCGCCGAATGCGCGAAATCCGCGACCTCGCAAACGGAGACATTGTAATCCCGTTATCAGAACTAGACCGCAACGCACGAACAAACGTAGCCAACCTACTAGTACAAGGCTTAGACCAAACATCAATGCGTATTGCATCAACCATGCCAATGCCATTCTTCCCACCACTAAAACCAGGCAACGCAGACTCACAAGAAATGGCGCGTCTACGCAAAAAAATTATTTTATCATACTGGGACCAAAACAAACTTGCACTAAAAATGCGTCGCCGAGCAAGACACTTCCTAGCATACTCGTCAGCACCAGTAGTAATCCGCCCAAACTTTTCCAAACTACAACCAACATGGGCTGTACGAAACCCACTAGACACCTACCCTGCAGCATCAGAAGACCCAGACAACCTAGTACCAGACGACTGCATTTTCACATACACCAAATCAGCGCAATGGCTAATCGACCACTACGGTGAACAAGTAGTCGGAAAACTTCGCATGGGCAAAATCTCATTCGACACCCGCTTCACACTCCTCGAATATGTAGACGACCAAGAAATAGTTATCTGCGTAATTGGCGCACCAGTCACAACAGAAATGCAACCAGTAGAACGAGCAGGCGTAGAAACAATCGAACTAGAACGCATGCCAAACAGAACAGGCATGCCACTAACAGTAATCCCACAACGCATCTCATTAGACACACCACGCGGACAATACGACGGCGTACTAGGAATGTACTTCACACGCGCCCGTCTACAAGCATTAACAGAAATCGCTATCGAACGCGGCATCTTCCCAGACGAATACCTAGTAGCACGCGCAGGCGAAAACCCAGAAATCATTCAAATGGCTGACGGCAAAACAGGACAACTAGGCGTAGTCAAAGGCGGAGACATCCAACAACTACAAACAAACCCAGGCTACAAAACCGACACAGCACTAGACAGACTAGAACGACAAGAACGACTAGAAGGCGCAATCCCAGCAGAGTTCGGCGGCGAATCAGGTTCAAACATCCGCACAGGACGCCGCGGAGAAAACGTACTATCAGCAACAGTTGACTTCCGTGTACAAGAAACACAAGCAGTATTCGAACAAGCACTATACGAAGAAGACAAAATTGCTATCGCAATCGAAAAAGCATATTGGGGTTCACAAAAAAAATCGTTCTTCATTCCAGGTCGAGTATCTGGCGGAATGACAAACTATGTTGCCAACAAAGTATTCGAAACGGACTTCCACTATGTTAACTATCCTTCTTCGGGCACAGACGTTAATGGTCTCATCGTTGGTCTTGGTCAACGTCTTGGTACTGGTCTTATGTCGAAAGAATCGGCACGAGAAGCAGACCCACTCATCACAGACCCAGAACTTGAAAAAGACCGCATCGCAGCCGAATCCATGGAAGCGGCACTCTTGTCTAGTATCCAGGCTCAAGCAGCCGACCCTAATGGTCCATATCAACCTGACGACCTCGCGTACCTTTCAATGCTCACAATCGAAAAAAACAAACCCCTATACGAAGCCGTACAACTAACACAGAAACGTGCACAAGAACGGCAAGCAGCAATGGCTCCACAAGGCGCACCAGAAACAATGCCAGGATTAGCAATGCCAGGAATGGGCGCAGAAATGCAAACAGCACCAGCAGGTCCACCAGACATTCAACAACTTTTATCACAACTGGGCGGTGGTGAAGCAGGCGCAGCACAACTACCCCCATCACCATCAGCAGTCCTCACATTAGGGAAAAGACTATAAATGGCAACATATCCAAACCGAACAGATTTAAATAACCCTGCAAAAAAACTTCCAGTAACAACAGCCCCAGGGCAAACCTATGGTGAAGCAGGCGCTCAACGCCGCGCACAACAAGCCGTACCGATGGGCGCACCACAACTACCACAAGCACAACAACAGCAACGTCAACCGTTGCCAGTTACACCATTAACCGCACCAACAGAACGACCAGACGAACCAATCACCGCAGGCAACCCGTTAGGCGCAGGTCCAGGAATGGAAAGCCTGCCACAACCAATGCCAATGGGAACAGCCCCAGGTTCACGCCAAGACCTCATCAACCAGGTGCGTTACATCTACTCTAAAACACCCAACACAGCCCTACTACAACTCATTTTAGAACTAGAAAACGTTTCTATTTAATGCGAAGAACGAATGAACAACTTGAACTAGACGCAAACGAAGCAAACCGCTTCCGTGAACAACGTCGACGTTTAGAAACAGAAATGACCCCAGACAGGGTTGAACGTTTAGAGTCAGCAGTTTACGGCAGCACATACACAAACCCAGAAATCACCGCATCAGTCGGACTATCAGATGTCCCTATCGACGCACGGTTAGTTCACGAACATACAGCACGTCGCGCACTAGAAAC